ACTAACATTTGGGTTAAGGTTGCAACTTTGACCAACAGTTCTACTGGATCACAACGTTTGAGCACAGGGATGTTCGAAGCGCCCTGTGGTTTCGTTTGGATCAAGAGCCCGTCACCGACGTTTGCAGACGGCCAATTAACAATTGAACTGAAGGCCGGCAAATACAAGGGCGTTCATGGCGCCTCCATGGGGGCATGAATATGGTAGTTGAGTCCTCAACACCAGCCATAGAAGCTTCTACACAAGCCTTGAGGCTTGGACTGATCGTGCAGCATCTGCGCTCGAACAACACGACCTATCTTCTAGCCGTGTTGATTGCCCATACGATGGGGTTCCTGGAACCAGTGATATCGTATGGACAGAACATGTGCTGAAACAGGTACAGCGGTCGGCGATGACGACTGCCCAACGTGTGGCTACACACCCAAACGCCGGGATCGATGGTACATCATCGACCAGAAGGTTTGGTTAGTTCGATGCTATCGATGCGGAAAGGAGTGGGTGGAATAACCATCCCGGTACACCTATCTTTCGCAGAGTGGGTGGCGCTTGCGCCGGGCCCCGCTCGTAGCGCCTTTAGCGCATTGCGCAAGGCGAAACGGCAACAACCTTTATGTATGCAATATGTATACGACAATACATGGCGAAGTTGTATTGGAGGATTAAGAAGAACGGGAAGTGGACATGGACACCTGCGGTCTATGACATGCAGGAAGACAGGTACGATGAGATCAGAGGCTGCCAAGTATTACTCTGGTGGCCGCATGATACCGAAGAGGGTGAAACCCTCTGTGCAAGGTGCAAAGCACGTTGACGCAAGTTCGTTACTTGTTATACTACACTACCTGCTAAAAAATAACAAGGAGAGATCGAAGTGGATTTGAGGCCGGGATGTCTTGACATACGGTACAATCCGCTCGACCGGAATCTATGCGCACGTTGGAAACTTTGTCCGGCGTGTGAAGAGAGACGAGCCAAGAAAATGCAAGCAAAGGTTGCTCGAAGACTGCAGTTTGATATTGATTGGGCACAGGACGTTGGGTGGGAACCTAAGGTTGCGATCCTAACTACTACTCTTCCTGGTAAAGAGTCGGAGATTCGTTCTGGAAGCCTTGAGGAACAAGTAGCTTACTTGACCGAACGTGTCACGCTCCCGGGACACACAGGCTGGCACAGCATGCGTGGGCTTAACACGATGATGAAAGAATGGGGGGTATCTGGAGGGTCCCACCATATCGAGTTCACTAACAAATCGGGAACGTGGAACTGTCATCTGCACAGTGTAATGTTTGGATTCGAAGACGACTGGTCGGTGCCTTTGGCATCGAGCACAAAGATGAGCGAATGGAATGATGATCTTACAATGAAGCTTCAGCCAGAGAAGCTGGAAGTTGCGACCAAGAGTAACAAGCGGGTGCTTTCACCGCTGGGCTTGGGTCGTATCTACACACTCGATGTAGCAACACAAGATGAGCTCTCAGCCATCGTTAGATATAGCGCAAAAGTGCAATATGTAACCAAGGCCCTTGACGTGCAGAAAATGAATCCGGAACTAAAATCCGAGGTGAGTAATTTTCTAAATGGCACGTGGACGAAAACGCTCAGACGAAGTACTCCACGTCTAGCACGTAGTTTTGGCGCTTGGGCAAAATACGGAACCGAAATGCTCATGGACTGACCATTAGCAACGGTAGGACATGGTCCGTGCAAAACGAAAGAAGTCTACCGATCCTTCCTTTCGAGATATCAAAAAAGAGGAGTACTATCCAGTACAACGCAAATTCCAAGTTGGAACCATATCCCTTGGGCCATATGTGAACCAGACGAAGTTCCTTAACGTTAGTCGGGCTTTGAGTGAAGTCAACTCTCGACTTTACCGTACAGGACGCCTGTACACGATGTCAGTACAACTTGACAACAGCGCACCGGCCGGAGATTACGAGGTTTGGGTGCTCCAGAACACTTGGAACGTGACCAAAGCCTTCCAGGCTGGCCTTGCAGCGTACAACACTGCTATGGCGGAGGAACGTGCAGAGATTGTGAAGGGTATGCAAGCACGATGGCAGGATTTCACACCTGCTAACGGGATCAGTGGAGAACAAATCGGTGCTTTCCTTGGAAACGCCGCTTTGACATCAGGTCCTCGTGATGATGGCGAACACTATACAACCCGTGTCTATGATGCAACGGGTACTCTGAAAGAATTCAGTTGGGGCACAACTTCTGCTGCCAATCGATATTCCCTTATGGCAGAATACGATGGTATGGGAAGTGTCGATGAAGCTCCAGCGAACACTGGCGCCGGCGGCTACGTTGGCATGCTCGCAGACTCGGAAGCTGCAGCCGTCGCTGACCTTCAGGTTCAAGGCGACAATCCACCATACGCAAATCCAAATTTTGCCACTAACATTTGGGTTAAGGTTGCAACTTTGACCAACAGTTCTACTGGATCACAACGTTTGAGCACAGGGATGTTCGAAGCGCCCTGTGGTTTCGTTTGGATCAAGAGCCCGTCACCGACGTTTGCAGACGGCCAATTAACAATTGAACTGAAGGCCGGCAAATACAAGGGCGTTCATGGCGCCTCCATGGGGGCATGAATATGGTAGTTGAGTCCTCAACACCAGCCATAGAAGCTTCTACACAAGCCTTGAGGCTTGGACTGATCGTGCAGCATCTGCGCTCGAACAACACGACCTATCTTCTAGCCGTGTTGATTGCCCATACGAT